AGAGAAGTAAAACGATATGTTACAACTCCAGCGTACATGACAGTTCCATTTGGTGTTTCAACTAACGGTGTCGGTGCAACACTTGATCTTAGTGATAAGAATGTGTACAGCGTTGTAAATGTCATGCGTCCTAATTCATACAACAGCCTATCCATGAATACATTGGATGTCTTTGGTCTTAATCAAACATATTCAGCAGTCACAAATGTAAATGATTATCTTAATAGAATGCTGAGACTACAAGAAATCAATACAATATCCACTGATTTAGATTTTATATGGGATGCACACACAAAGAAATTGAGCGTGACGATGAATCCGCCGTTTACAAATATGATCACAATCCAATATATACCGGACTATAAGGACGTAGAAGAAATTACGGAAGTATTTTGGGTTGATATTATACTTAAACTTGCAACTGCATATGCAAAACAAGTTATTGGGCGTATTCGTAGTAAGTACACGCTAAATTCATCACAGTATAGCCTAGACGGTGAGCAATTACTGTCTGAAGCAAATACGGAAATTCAAGAAATTTTAACATATCTTAGGACTAATGTTGATCTTGTTTTTCCGATTGATTGAATATGATAACGAAAGGAAGATTTTTCATGGCAGACCTTAATGTTTTTCAACTGACAAATCAGGAACTAAAGAAATCTAGTGAAACTCCGAAGACTGCTAAAAAGAGCATGAAGGAGTCTGCACAGCGCAGAAGTAAGAAAGCTAGAAAGCCGTTCAATATTCCGTGCAATAAGATTAAGCTAGAGAGCCTTTCCAGATTCCTTGAAGCAGAGGATGCAGAAGATTCCGAAGTTACATCTGATTACACTCCGGATGACGATGTTGTGCTTGTAATTGATCCTGAAATGGATGAAGTTCCGGAAGATACTGAGGAAGCAGAAGAAGCGGCAGAAGACCTTGTTGGTCAGCACGTATGTAAGTGTGCAATCTGCGGTGCTAACTACACTACTGACGCAGATATCACTGAGGAACTTGAAATTGAAGACACCGAATGCCCTGTTTGTGGTGAAACTGGTGATCAGATTGTTGTCGGCGTTATCACTCCTACTGAGGAACTTTCTGATGAAGATGAGGAAGATATCAGCGGCGAAGATGAAGACGAAGATGCTGACGGCGCAGATGACGATTTTGACGATGCTGAATTTGATGATGCAGATTTTGAAGACGAAGATGAAGACGATGATGACTTTGAGGAATCTGTTAAGAGATCAAGAGCACGTACTATGCGTAGAAAGGCTGAATCTGTGAGAACACGCAGACCTGCTAAAGCGACTGCAAAGCGTGTTCCTGTTAGTGAGAAAAAGACCGTTCTGAATAGAAAGCCTACAAGCAAGATGTCCGAAAGTTCTTATCAGTTCGATGAGAAGTCTTTCAACAGAATGCTTACAACTTTTGCAAAGGAAAACTATGCAAATGTTAAGTTTGTTAGAATTTCTAGCGGTAGCGTTCGTAGAGGTAGACTGACACTTGAAGGTACTGTTACAACTACTAAGGGTAACAAGCGTCCGATCAAGTTTGTATGTGAGAACTTCAAGCCGTCTAGCGGAAGAATGTCTCTGAGATTCAAAGAATACGGTCCGTTCACTGAGTCTGTAAAGACCAATAAGGCATCCTTCATTGTTGAGTGCTTCATGACAAAGGATACGATTGTTCCGAAGATTCTAAAGTATGACTACATTGCAAAAGAGAACAATAACAGATATTCTGTTTCTGGTAAGGTTCTGAGTGAATCTGTTCGCAGAAACCGCAAGTAATTAACTTATAATACTAGGGGTGATTTATTTATGAAATATTATAATAAATCACCCTTAAATGAAATAACTAGAAATCAGATTATAAGACGATCAAAGCAGGAATCACCTGACAGATTTGCTAAGATTAAGAATTATTTCAGACAGAAAGACTTTGACAATGTTGATTTTGTTAAGTTGTTTGAAGATGATGAATTTGTCTGGTCAACAACTGTAGGTGATTATGTTGTTACTATTTCGTTTGAGGGTGCTTTTCAGAATTTGTACAACTATGTCAGAGGATGGTCAGGTAAGAATAGATGGAAAAGAATAAACATCCAACTACTTAGTAGATGTCTTACTAAATCTCTTGATACAGATGATCTCTATATAAACTGTACATGTCCTGACTTTAGGTACAGATTCGCATACTGGCTCACAAAGGCTGATGCTAAGTACGGTGAACCGGAAAATAGACCACCTACTGTTAGAAATGTTAAAAATAACAAAGGGTATGTATGTAAACACGTTCTGTCTGTGCTTTATGGAAAGAGATGGGTTCCTGCGGCGGCAAAGGTGTGGCTAGAGTATATCAGAGCAAATCCAGAGTTGGCAGAGGAATATATTTGGGGATAATCAATAGGTGATTTTATGGGATTACTTACTAGAAATGATGCAAATATATTTTGTGGATACTTCAAGGAAATGGCAAAGTTGTTGGGTATTAAGGTTCTGTATCAATATCCAATTGATATGCAGTTTACAATGTATGCAGAGGAAAATCCACTTGGATTCTCTGAGGAAATTTCAATGGATATAATATTTGATGAAAACCCTAAGATCACAACTTTACGTAAATACGGATGGGTATCTGAAACTCCTGATGATAAACCATATCTTGCAGAACTGCCTATGGATGCATTGAATCTCTGTAAAGGTTGCAGAATCAGTATTGTGTCTCCTAAACCAATTGAAAGCAAAAAGGTGTTTGTTATAACTGATATACAAGCAAATTTACAATTTCCAGACAGTTGGATGTGTAAACTTGCACCTGTTATGTTTAACAAAACTGACAAAAAGGCTGATTATTCAGACAGAAATAACGTGTTTATGAACTTGGATGATTAAATATGAAAATATGGTATCCGATTAGTTGTAGTGATTTAGACAATGTAAGCATACCTGATTATATACACATGTGCAACGTATCATTATCAAAGTTACGACAGGTATTGATTCAATATATAGATAGATCAAAAATAGTTTTATATCAAACAAAGCTAAATAATCTACCTTACATTAATAAACTAAAAAACTTAAATCTATATTCAATAATGATGCAGTATGTTAATTCTTTGTCGTGCCACTTTGATACAACGAATAATAAATGCTATTTTGCTGTTCAACATGGCATTAGAGCGATTGGAACAGCAAATAATCTAAACTTCATCGTGAGACTTATTGAGTACGGAAATGACAGTATACCGCCTATGTACTGGATTAGACGGGCATACAATAAGTACAAAAAGTATATTATGGAGAATTCTATATGAGTGTAATTAGCTATGATAAAGCGATTATAGATAATTTCAGAAAAGTTTTTAATTCTGATGCAATCTACATACTTCCGGTAGAAAACGCGATAAGGTTCACAGCACAACTTAATAGAGATGATGTTAAATTTCCTCTAATTTCTACTACACGTTTAGGATACTCAATTGTTAATAGCAATGTCAACTTTCCTGCAAAAATGATAGGCGGATTCAAAGATCGAAGTGATAATTATAATATTTTCGCACAGTCCATACCTATCAGGATTGATTATCAGATTGATGTTTTCACGGTTGATAGAGTATCCTGTGATGAAATAGTGAGAGAGTTAATATTCTATATAGGTCAGCATCCAACACTGAAAGCGCACTTTGAGTATGGATTAGACTACGATCATAACTTTAATTTGTTTCTTAATGACGAAATCGAGGATAACTCCGATACTGTAGAGCACATTAATAATGGTGTGTTATTCAGAAATACACTAACAATGTATACGGATGATGCACGACTATTTAGACGTAAGAAGCAGATGCAAGGTCAAATTGTAGCTGACGTTGAGATATTGGATAACCATAACTAAATGTTTGGGGGTAATGAAATGATCAGAGTTAAAAATGTTTCTGGCAAATTTATTAAATTTCAGGGAGCGACTATTGCACCGAATGATCACTTTGACTATGCTAAGATTTATGATTATGTAACATATACACGTTTCATGAATAGCGGCAAGATTAGTTGTTTTGAGGTAGAAGCCCCTGTAGCAGTTGTTGCAGATAAGAAACCTGAAACAGTTGTAAAATCTGAAAAGGTTGAAACAGTTGTTGAAAAGGTTGAAAAGGAAACCAAAGAATCCACTAGCCTGTTTAACATTCCGGAGAAAACTAAAGAAGTGACTGATGATGTGACTGCATCTGATGTAACAACAGATGATTCTCAAACAGACACTAAGTCCGGACGAGGAAGAAGAAGAAAATCCTAAATCAGAGGGGAGAAATGAAGAATGCCACAAGTCAAAGTTAATGAAATTGACCAAAGTGTCGTAACTAGAGTGGTGTCTAATGACTATGTGAAAATTCTAGTTCCTGTAATCACATCATTTGGACCGTCTGTTGATCTTCAAACAGAATCAATTACTGATTGTCCTACGTTTACAGATTACACAGAATTTAACAAGTTGTTTGGTGACACCGATCCTGAATTTAATCCCATTCCGAATGACTATACGAGAATCTATGCAAGAGAACTTATGAAGAAAGGCGCGGCTGTTTCAGTTGTCAGACTTAATGGTAGCAGTGGTTCTAAGGCTAATTTACAACTTTCCAGTGATCCTACCGCTGATAGAACAGCAACACCGACTTTTGGTACAACTGGAAATCCAAACATGGGTTCTGCTAACATGGCGGCACTGGCAACAGCAGGTTATGTTCTTGACGGTGTAGATTCCGCAGAGGGTAAGTATTACTATGAAACAACAAAAGTTTCAAAAGTTACAGTTGATGAAACTACAACAGCAACAATTACAACAACCAAAGAGATTCTTCCGGGTAGTCGTTGGACTGTTTTTGCCACGAACGGAACAACAATTGAAACGGGTACTGCAAGTTCTGGAACAGCAGGTACTACAATTACACTTTCAAAGAAAGAAGCTGTTACAGATAAACAAGATGTTAAAGTTTGCTATCAGCTAGATACAGATGTAAAACTCAATCAGTATGATATCCTTAGGAACCGTCTATCTTTCATGAATGAGAAAGCGGCTGATTACACATTCGCTCCGCAGATTAGAGGTATTAACGCTAAATACACTGGTTCGTTTGGTAACAACATTGCAATTGGTATTTCTCCGATTGTGTCTGCTAATGTTTCTGAAAAGAATCAGTATGCAAATATCACTGTTTACAGAGTGTACAAAAATGTTAGATATGTTGCTGATAAGCCAATTGTTACAATTACTAGAGCAGTTCCGCTTGAAACTAAGAGAGTTTCTACAAATCCGAACAGTATTTATTACTTTGAGGATGTTGAATTTGATTATATTGAGATTGTTCCGACTGCAAATGCAAGATCAGAACTATCTGTGATTTGGAGTAATATTGAAGGTAATCCTGCAACTGTTGACGGTGATTCCATTACTGTGTACTCCGGATTCCCTGAAATTTCAATTCGTTCTTCCGCCTACGTATGGGATGGAACTTCTGCAACGCCTGAAAAGCGTTCTGCACAATACAGATCAGATTCTATTCTCACAGGCGGTAAGGATTTTGCATTCTCAGATCCGCTGTACGCGAAGCTAGAAAGAGGATTCAAGGGATATATTGAGAATAGCAGTGAGAGTGCAACTGGTACGTTTAACATTAAAGATGTTGACCTCTACAATTCAGAGGTTTACGGTAGTGTTGAACAGACTATTGATGGTCAGTCTATTGGACCTAATCCCGGTATTATCAATGGAATTTATGCACAATTAACAAATGTGTATAAGAATTTCGATGATCCGTATATTTTCGATTTTGACTTCATTACAAGTTCCGGTCTGGTTTATGATGAGTGGTTTACGAAACTGGATAACGGTCATCTTGTTCCGGTGCGCTCTACTTCTACAGGTGTTAGTGAATATCTTGAAGTTTCCAGTGATGGTACTATTAGCGTATACAAGAGAGTTAATCCGATTCATGATGAGATGAGATCACTTGTCGAGACTAGAAAAGACTGCATCGCGCTCTTTGATGTTCCAAACACTTATGACCGCACTCTGATTGTTGATTACTCTGGTATGCTGAATACATCTTACGGAACAATTCACTTCCCGTGGTGCTATGTTAGAGATCCTAACTATACGAATAATCAACTTCTTGTTAGCCCTTCTTACGTGTTCCTGTATACATTCCTTTCCAATGTGATTAATAATGTGGAAGCGCAGAAGTGGGCACCTCCGGCAGGTGTTAAGAGAGCAACCGCATCTGTTGTTGTTAAGCCTGAATTTGAGATCGGTTCTACACTACTCAATGCTTGGCAGAATGATAACATTATGAGAGTTAATCCTATCATGAGACTAAAGCAGTATGGATACGTAATCTTTGGACAGTACACAACTCTCCAAGCAATTGATATGTATACACATTCTGCACTTGAAAGTCTGAATGTTAGACTTATTGCTAATGTTGTCAAGAAGAAGATTTTTGATGTATGTCTGAATCTTGCATTTGAGCCGAACACTTCAAAACTTTGGCTGAAATTCTATGCCGCTATGGATGAATTCCTTAGATACATGCAGTACAATGAAGGTCTGTACGGCTATAAGATTGTAATGGATGAATCTACGGTCACAACTGATGACATTAATCAGCTTAGATGTCCGGGTAAGGTATTTATTTCACCGACTAGAACAGCAGAGTTCTTCGACATTGATTTCATCATCACTGCCGCAGGTGTTACGTTTACCGGAGAATAAGAAAGGAGTGACTAGGTATGGCAAATGCACCGCTACGTCTTGGTGCTTATCACATGATTGGTGATAACAACTGGGAGCCACAGAGAACAAATAACTTTGAGGTACAATTCCCGAATCTAGGCGACCTTACAACTATTGATCAGGGTATTGCACTTCCTACAAATGCGTCTGAACTTCTTACGCTGTCCGTAAAGAGCGTTTCCTATCCGTCAACATCCGTTGGCAAGCTGACTGTCAGCTATGGAAACAACTCTATCAACTTTGCCGGAAAGCCTGAATACGGCGATGTAACAATCGTTGTTAATGACTTTATCGGTATTCAGACAGAGAGAATCCTTATGGGTTGGCATAAGAGAGTTTATGATCCGAAAAATGAAACTATCGGTTGGGCAAGCCAATACAAGCGTGATGGCTACCTCTTTGAGTATTCTCCTGATGGTACTGTCGTAAGACGTACACAGCTTAGAGGATGCTTCCCCGGTAATGTTGAGCCGGGTGACTTCGACAATGATAATAACGAAATTCGTCAGATTTCCGTAACATTCTATGTCGATGTTGCAATTCCGCTTGACTAATTCAATTAAATATGTTATAATAAGGTGGGTACAGAAAGTATCCACCTTACTTTATAAATTTTATGTTTCTGGTAAACATTATTTTATATAATACGGTTTTTATGAATCATTACTAAATGGAGGAAAATGGTATGAGTTCAAATTTAATTACTGAAAAGATTATTCTGCCTAGTGCGGCTACTAAGCTGTATGGTGACGCATTCGATGGTAGTCTAACTCTTAGAGCGATGACCACAAAAGAGGAAAGAATCCGTCTTAGTGGTCAATCTTTTTACAAAACTATGAGTATGATTATAAATGAGTGCATTGTAGACAATAAGAATCAGGATGGCACATATAGGTTTAATAGTGAAAATCTTACAGATTTTGATTTTTTCGCAGTGTGTGTTAAACTTAGAATCCTTTCTTACGGTCCGATGTACAAAACAGAAGCGGTTTGTCCGGAATGCGGTCATAAATTTATTTACAAAGTTGATTTATCTCAGCTTGTGTATAACCTAGTTCCGGAAGATTTCACAGAGCCTTATGATGTAGGACCTCTGCCACAGAACGGCGACACGTTAGGTTGCAGAATCCTAAGAGTTAAAGATCGTATTGACATTGAAAATGAGCGCGATAAGATGCTTGCTAAGAATCCAAACATGATTGGCGATCCTACATTTGAACTTGAAATGCATAGAAGAATTCAGTATGTGAATGGAGAACAGATTGACTATGTTCTTGTTAAAGATTATGTTGAGTCTCTAATTTCAAGAGATTTCCACTATTACAAAGAGCATATTGATAATAAGACGTTTGGTGTAGTTAGATATGGAACAACTTTATGCGAGAATCCTATTAAGTGTAACGGTCTTGCACTCTGGATTCTAAGACCTGATAGAGAATTTTTTCGACCCGTCTTTGATGATTAAGGGAAAACCATACTCATCATATAGGTATGAACAAGTTCTAAAAGAAGAGTTGTTTATTGCGTGTTTGTCTAAAGGTGCTGTTTCCATATCTGAAATAGAGAATCTTCCAATAAATGACCGTGTTATACTACTATCAACACTAAGACAGGCGGAAGAAGATAAGAAGAAATATTTACAGCAATTAAAGGAACAAAGAGAGATGCATAAGACTAAGCATAGTGGGCGGTGATTTCTAAATGGCATCTAATAATGACAGTCAAAACAGTCTTCCGTGGCTACAACCCGGAGTACCCGTTGTTGGAAGAAACACAGCTAATCAGGATACAACACAGGCATCAATGTCAGTGATAATCTCTAATCTAAATGATACACTTCAAAGCATTAGTTCTGAAATGGCGGGTATTAAGAGATTTCTTACAGAAAACGCTAGAAGAGCCACAACACAGAATGCACAGCAGTCTCGCGCACAGATGCAGTATGGTTCTAGTTCACGTAGACGTAACCGTGACAATGCTGAAACAGACTTTAAGGATTTAACAAGGTCACTTTCTGAATCATTAGATGAAACAATACGAAACTTAAATAGCAGAATACAGTCCGGTCGGCTTAATGAGCATCAAATGCTTGAAGCTACTAGAGAACGTGATATGCGTATACAACAACAGGCGGCTGTTACAGAAGCAATACAGAGACTTTCAGATGATGTTCGTAATGCAACTGGTTCAAATGTTTCTATTGGTCAGCAAATGCAAGATATTTCAACTGAAATAGAGCATTTACAGAATCAACTATCTATTACAACACAGCAGTCTGACCGCGATACGCTAGAATCAAGAATACAAGGACTTCAAAACAACTTAGAGCAATTAAACAATCTAACTAATATTGACAGAAGATTTGATGATCTGAATGAAAGACTGTCTAATCAAGAGCGTGATTTCCGTGATCAGAACAGAACACTTATACAGTTCAATAGAGATTTTCAAGACAATATGGAACATGCGGCATCCGCGCTATCTGATTTAGGTTTGCCAAACATAATGTCCACTAGCACAACTGGTGAAGATGAAGAAAGAGCGATTAGTAATCTTGGTACTTTACTTCAACAGCAAATGATTAATATTAGTCAACAAATTCAATCTATTCAATCTGGTATTACAAACGGGCAGTATACAACTCAGGAACAATTAGATGCCGCAAATGCTCAATTAGCAGAACTGCAAAGACAGGATCAAGCACTTGCAGAACAGCAAGCACTACTAAGAACGTATGGGAATAATGGTCGTATTGGTCGTGGGCTGATGAGGACATTTTCTCAGCAGAATGTCGGAAAGACGCTTGGAAATGTTGTTGGAAATGTTATAACAAAATCACTTAATAACATTTTTGAGACTATCAGAAATAAATATTTTGATAGATTCCTTGAAGCATTTGACAGACTATATGATTCTATGGAAGGCACTAGAAACGAAGTTTCTACTAGACTTAAATTAGATCAAGGTGCTTTTGAGGAAATGGAGAATCGGCTAGAAGAGCGTGTGAGACTAGCCGGATATGAAAATGTTATAAGTGATGTTGACCTTAATGAAGCTATTGTAGGCATTTCAAGCGCAGGTATTGTAGATCAGTCACTCCTTGAACAGCTTGCGTGGTCACAGGCAGAATTGAAAGCATTTGGTTCTTCATTTGATTTAACAAATGAAGAATCATTGAAATATATTCAGCAGATGTATCAGAATTCCATTGCACAAGGCAAGACACAAGATCAAACACTCAGTGAGTTATCTGATTTTATGATGAATATTGCCACAATGGAAGCAACTGCAAGAGATCAGGGATATGATGTTGCAACCGTTCACGGCGGTGCTAATACTCTAATGAATACCGCAATGAATGCATTTACTGCGGGTGGTGGAACATTTGCAGAAGCTATTAGTGATAATCTAGTAGAACAATCACTTGGTGCAGGATATGAAATGCAAGTTGCAGGTATTGATCCGAATGTTGTTGCAGGAATCGTCAATGAGATGATGGAAGGTAAACTTGGAGAGGGTTCTACATTTGACAAGATGCTTAACATCATAGCGGATGACTATGGATTAAATGCTGAAACAATCTCTAAAAATACTGGACAGGCTATGACACTAATTACTCAGGAACTTCAACGTGTTCTTACAGAGTATAGTGCAAATCCTGAATATCTTGCACACGTTCTTGATACTTACGGTTTAAGCATGAGTGTGCAGGATGCTTTAAGAGGTATAAACAGGATACAAGACACCAATAGACAGGAATTAGATTTCTCACAAGATAGACTTGATGAAATCTATGCGGAAATGAAGAAAGGCGTTCAAAGCGGAGACTTCAAGTCTATGACGAGTGCTTTGAACAAACAGGCAGAGAATAATGATCTAGTATACGAAGCCGCACAATCTGCACAAGAGAGATATGAAGGCAATGAGGAATATAAGCGTTGGGTAAGTATTATATCTGACGGTATTCAGAGTTCTTGGACATTTATTTCAAATGGTCTAGGTTCATTTGTTGGAAACTTTGCATCTGATTTGTTTACTGGAAATGCTAATATGTCTAGTTTAGTAGGTTCTAATACTGGTAATTTCATGACTGGTGCTAGTGGTACTACTCTCGGAACAGTTGGAAAAGTTGCAGGTGGTTCAGTCGGTGCTGGTATTATGATACATGCTATTGCGGACGGTATCAACCAATCAGACCTAGATACAGATTCAACAGAAGATGTATTACTGAATGTATTAGATACTGAATTCTTCACAGGAATGGGAACTGTTATCGGTTCTGCCGCAGGTGGTCCGATAGGTGGTGCTGTCGGCGGTGCTGTTGGTGCAATATCTGGTAGTATTGGTCAGATGCTAGCTGATAAAGTTTCACAAGATGAAGAAGTATATAGTGAATTATACACAGCGGCAAGTAACTTCAAACAAGCATCTATTGAAGAATTAGATGCAGTACGAGCACAGGTTGATGAGTATAAAAATTTAAGTATTGCCCAAAAAAAGGTAGAGTTAGTTGATCAGGGTAAAGCAACGGCACAGGAACTTTCAGGAATGACTGATGAACAAATAGAAGACATATTTGAAAAAAGAATACTAACTCCTACTGTTGAAGAAGTTGGAACAAAAGAAAAAGCAGTTGCAAAGGCAGAACTTGACGAATCAATGATCAAGGCACTTGAATCTTATCAAGATGCTTACACAGGACAGACAAAGCAGATGAAAGAATTGGAGCAATCTGGTTCAGTTGTCGGCGGTAACATTACAAGTGCTATTGGTTGGGATACATATCAAGATATTATAGATGCTTATATTGCTTCCGGTGAAGAAGTTGGCATTGAAGAATATATTAAAAAATACGGAAACCAAATGGCAGAGGATAAGTTTATAACAACTCGCGGCTATAAACAGAAAAATCCTATCACAGAAGAATCACTTTCACAAATTTCTGAAATGCTTAATACTGGTATTGAAAACCGTAAAAAGTATGATGCAGAAAACGCCGAATTTCAAAAGATGTGGAAGGCAGTAGTTGATAGTAATCCGTCTGCAAGTATGGATGATCTTGAATTTGCCTATATAAATAAATATCATCCGAATGATTCAGGATTTTCTTTAGGAGTTCAAAGAAAAGATGGTGTAATAGCGGTTGACAGTAATGGACTTCCGGTATTGTCACACAACCAAACATATCAGATAGTTGGAAAATATGAATCCGGTCTATCCTATGTCCCGTATGACGAATTTCCGGCGCTACTTCATGAGGGAGAAAGAGTTCTAACAAAGGAAGAAGCAGAAGAATTCAACAAAATGTCCGCTGACACGATTAGTGCATCTGAAAACATTACAAGATATTTCGATAAATTTGACAAATTGGATATGCTTGATAAGCTAGATGGAATTGATAGAAATTCTGATGTGACACAAAATAATCAAACGACATACAGTGTCAATAGTGATTTTTCATATGACGTTGGCGCAGGTTTTGGTGCTGATGATAGTATTACATATTCTGTTTTTGTAGAAAACGCTTATGACTTTAGTGCTATTGAATCCTCACTTGATGATATAAAAGCTAAGAAATACCACACAGATACAGTAACGCCAATTCCTGATTTGAATAAACAAGAGTTCATGCAGAAATATAATGATGTTATTACAAATGTATTTGATAAAGATTATGTTGAGAAACAATACGAAACAAAATTAGATTCTGCACTTGATACAACTGAAGTTGTGAATAACTTTATGAGTAGAGTTGATTCTGCTTTAGACACGACTGATCTTATTCCGGACTATAGTGCAATTGCATATAACAACATTGATGTGAATAAGATATTAGATGCCTATAATGATGAAATTTCAAAAGCTATTAGTGGTGCAGATAACGACAGAATTACAACATATGATCGAACGCTAACAGAACTAATGTCATCATTTATAACAAATAGTTCTACAGTTGACAATAGTGCTACAGTTTTCGATACACAACAACTAGGAAAAATTGACATAAACACCGATAAGTTTGAAGCGGCTGTTGGAAGCCAAACATCTACACTATCCGAAACCTTGAATAAGATAGCGGGATACCTAGAGCATATCACAAAACTTATTGGATTTGCAGGATTGTCATCTTTTGGTGGAGTGAAGAATCAAAATCTACTAAATATGAATACTAATATACAGCAACTAACTACAACAAGATAAGGGGTGCAATATAGTGAGTATTGTGTTTAATCAGAAATCAATTGTAATGTCCTATTTACAAAACTACTTAAAGGAAGATTACAACCGGAAAATTAAACTAAATGGTGAATACTATGTTTCACAGAATATTGATTATGGCATGGCTCACTATATTGCAAAATATTTAGACTATATGTACCCTATTATTGATCAAAAACAGGCAGATATTCCGACAAAGAAGTTGACAGATATTATTTCAATTAAGAATTATTTCTTATGTAATAATCACGGAGGAAAACTTAGATGCTTTGACGATATAAGCAATAATAAACTTACAGATGATTACATGAAACTGTACAATACGTACAGCGTCCCGGAAGCGGTTAATATTGGCTCTACAGATTCACCGACTTATGCATACAGACCTAAGTTGATAAACGGTGAAGTTGACATGTTCAACTATAAAGATACTCCACTGTTTTTTGAATATGACGGAACTGATATAACATATAAGGATGATATTAGTTACATGGCATCTTGGGGAATTGACAAAGGAATATGTGAGATTGATGATCTTGTTCTTTCATATCTTTTAGGTCGGACAATAAGCCCTAATTCTAGTAGAGATGAAATATATTATGTACAGAAGTTGTTTTTACGTGATTTTGATCTTACCAGACATGAGCGCGGCGTATGGAATAATGAGGATGAACGTAAAGACCTCACAGCAGTTCTGACAAATTATCAGAGACAGCGTGTAAATTACAGCAACTCACTTCCGATTTTTGTAACCGGATATTTTGATATATTCACAGAAAAATTCGCATTATTAGATTATGGAGTTGATAGTAATGCCATATACGGACTATGAGAATTATGCATGGACAGATGTAGATACTTTCAGCTTACTAGCTATCAAATTCCATGTATCAAGACAGGAGATATTAAAAATAAATAACTTATATCCTCCAATTCCGGATACACTGTCAAAAGTTGTTGGACTGCCGAAGGTAATTAGAGTCCCTATTGTTCCTGTAACTGACAACGCAATTACAAGTTATCCTGTTTCAGTTTTGTGGGGTTCTGTTCCTAATTCAGAAGGAATTACGAACACAATAGGTTTTAACAGTGATGGAAAATGTACACTTGAAGTTGATGGAATTGGAACTATAGGATTCCCAAGTTACCCTGAAACATTTAATGATTCAAGACAGGCTAACTATAGTACACAGAATCCTATAGGAAGATCAGAACCTTTCCAGATATACCAAAATAGTGGACCTAGAGTTGTATCAGTCTCATTCAGAATGCATAGAGAGATGTATCAAGATGTGACGTATGTTGATAAAATAGTTGCAACTGTTTTTGCTTGCACATACCCACTTGGTCAGGGTAGTGGACATATAACACCTCGCGTAACTCTTACAATTGGTAATAACTGTTCAATTACTGGAATCATAGACTCTACAGTATCCGCAGATTGGGGAGAGACTATACTGCAAAATAACAAATACAGTACCGTCACGCTTTCATTCTCTGTTACTGAATGTACAGGAAATCCAAAGACGGCAAGTCAAATTGCGGGGGATATTAATTTCAGGTCAGGTTAATTTAACATCATAAAGGTTGGGAATATGTATGCATTATATCAAACCACGTAAATATAAAACAATATCGAGATATCAGATATATAGACAGATCAGTGATGATTCTGTTTATACTGAAACATTCAATCAAACAAAGATAGACCAGAATAATGACGTTTATCATGAGGTATTGAGTTCAGAAGAAAATAGACTTGATATCATTTCAAACAAATATTACAGTTCCCCTGATTTTTATTGGGCAATTGCTCTTGCTAATGATATTATTGATCCGTTCGATGTGCCACAAGGAATGATTTTGCGGATACCAAAGATAAATTCATTATTTAATTATAAAGGACCGTTGTACAGTAGGATTTGATGCTATATGAGTATGCTAGAAAATGGATTCATTTCACCATATATACAATTTATATTTGATGCTGATAATGCAAGGATAACAATTGATTCCGAACCGCCTACATTCTTTATGGGTATGGATCAGGTCAGAACGGTTGACAAGGCGTGTACGTTCAAACTAACACTAATGTATCCAGTTGGAAATTTCGGAGAATCAAGCGCAACTGTACTACATAGTATCCTACTAGGTGCGAAAGGAAAACGTGTTGAATATCGGTATGGATATATAAAACCCGGAGGTATTCCTGTTTTTCAGAATGTGACATACACTGGAATTTTTACAACATATGATGAAACATTGAATGACGGATATTTAACATATGTAATTTCTGGAATATCAAAGGCATCCGAAACATCATCAAATATTATAAAAGTATCTAACCTTATTAACGGATTAAAGGGCGCAACTGGAAATAGTAATGCGTGGTTTAAGCCAAGTATGCTTATAGATTATATAACATCTGCAACAGGACACTATATGTTTAATGTGTCTATTGCAGAACTGTGCAATAGTACAAAAAGATTTTTTGATGATTATTCACTGCAAATAGACAGGCTTGATACATCTGTTCATATAGACTCCTACAATGTTCCTGATGGTTCATTAATTGATGTCCTTAGAGGTCATGCAGAACCGGACGGATCGCTTTCCTCTAATGGAATTGCTAGTTATGGATATGTGGATGCATCACGGCTTGCAGAATCTAACGGTGAATTAACACATTCTCAAATTCAGCCGTATAATAATGCATATGATACATTGGTATCACACGGAGATTCTATGAATCCTATCATACAAAATGTTAGCAGTGTGCTAAGTAAATATATAAGCAAATATACATGTTTTTTCGATAGTGTTGTAACTAACGGAAAAAAAGGTGGAACATTTTATTATGCACCTGTTAAGGGTAGAGAGACATCAAGCGTGTTTACATACAATTATGGAAACAAATTTATAGACAGTGATGTTTTATCTATAAATGCTTCTTATGATTGTGCTCCGGCACTTGCACTTATCGGTTCTACAAAAGAAATTGCGTCAGGAATTGACCTAGAGGGAAATAATGTCGGCAGTAACTTTAACTCATCTCAAATAGGTGGATTTTCTAAAAGTAAGTACAATTCATTATCTGGATTTGAAAGTGAGCAGACGCTTACAAATGATAGAATGTCTAGGGTGCTGAACTTCCCAATTAAGATATCTATGACAATAATGGGGCAGACAGAGAACTTGAATAGATTACTTGATCGAATAACGCTTAATGTGTTTGTGAACGGTGTACAACATCCAGTGCTTACCGGAAAATACATAATCACCGGAATTGAAGATAAGATCAATGCATCTGAGGGCTTCATTACGACATTTGAACTTACAAAATACACAGGAAACGAAGAAGTTGCACATGATAGATTTGATAACTTCTTATCAAATTCAAGTGATACTGTTAAAAATGTTCAAAATAATTGCAAAGATGACTACCTTATGAGACAGGGGATGAATTAACACATGAAGTTAAACGGTGTATATAAAGGTGTTGTTATTGATACTGATGACCCCGCAGGATATAACCGTGTAAGAGTTAGAATACCGTCTATACACGGAACTTTCACAAAAGAAACATACGGAAGTACGAGATCGAATGCAGTGAACCGTGTTGCAGATAATTGCATTCCGTGGGCGGAAGTGTGTATACCTTATACAGCACAGATGTCACCGCAACTCAATCAGGTAGTTGCTGTGTCATTCCTTGACGGAGATCAGCAATATCCAGTTGTACTAGGATATCTAAGAGCACAATACACAAATAAAGAAGAACAATACTCATAATGCGGGGTGAATTTGATAATGTTATTTACAAAATCTATCAGTTACCCAAGAACATTTGACGTTTCTAGCGGTAGGACAATATTAGATGATCAGGCAACATCAATAAATCGGTGTTTGGCTACAATCCTTTTAACCGGAAAAGGTGAACTGTTGGGCGATCCTGATTTTGGATGCACATTATACGAACAACTATTTGAGCAGTATTCAGATAATTTATCCAACACAATTAAATCTGAAATTGTTAAAGCTGTTCAAAAATATGAGACTCGTGTAACAGTTAATGAATCAGATATTAACATTGACCTATCAGAAGATGCAACTGACAGAAACTCATTCCATATATCAATAAGATATATGATAAAGAATTCTGGCAGAATCGGTGAAACTGAAATTATTTCGGAGGATGGTGAGATACGTGTCCAATAAAATTATTAGATATACTAGCAAGGACTATGAATCTATTAAAGATGATCTAGTTGATTCAATTGACGCATTGTCTGCTACATGGACTAGCCGGGAAGATGGAGATGCCGGAATGGTGCTTGTTAAATTAATGTCAGCATTAGGTGATATGCTTTCGTATAATCTTGATAAACAAGCATTAGAGTATTACGCTCCTACGGTAACACAGAGAAAGAATGCGTCAAAACTGTTTGATCTAGTTTCATATAAAATGAGATGGTACAGGTCAGCGACAACACAGGTTACTCTAACATATCAGGCAGTTCTTTCAGAGGAAATGGATATTTACCATTCAGCAGAAACATTAGTAAATAATCTTATCAAAAAGTATTCAAAGATTCCTGAAAATAATCCGGGCGATGGTACATGGCAAGAGTGTCAAGCACTGGTCAATAGATATATACAACATTACGAAGGTGTTACATCACCAACATACTACATTCCATATGATAATGAAACATCTAGTCATGAATGGGATGTAGACGATGCAACTAGCATAACATGGGATGAAGCAGTGTCATTTTTACAACTATGTGTAAATGCATTTGATTATTGGAAAACAGACAGTTCAAATAGTCTTGATATTAGTGAAACTTCTAGCAGTAATCTTATTACATCTTATCTTTATGGAAACGGCGGCAGTGCCATATCGTATATTCTTGATCCTATTGTAAATGTAAATACACTTGACACATCTAAGCACATACGACTACAACCGTATGTTCCGACAAAGTTTAAGGCGATTGAGGGAAGTATCAAGTCTGTACAGTTTACAGCAGATTCAATAAATGACAATTGCTATTACCTCCCTCTACCAGATGTGGATGATGAACATATGTACGTTTTGTGGGAGTCACACGAAACGCTCAGAGAGATTAAAAAAGTAGATAACCTATTAACCTACATTGATCCACAAGCAGACGAAAACGGAAATCCGGAAGTTTGTTTTGAATTCAAAGTAGATGATTTTGACTATCCATATATTGAGTTATCTAACTACTGGAAGCAGGTTCTAGGAACTGATGGAACCTTTACACTTCATACAGTTCAATCTTCCGGAAGCAACGGAAACATCACAAAGGATTATCTCACTTCAATATCTGTTCCTAGTGGGTATGTTGCTGTATCTAACATGGATAATAATGAGTTTGTAGTAGATTCTGAAAAAACAATATGTTCTCCCGGATTTAATCCTCAAAGTGCTAGAGATGCATATATTGATTCATTGAATTACATTATGACATATAATACGCTTGTCACGATCTACGATTTCGCAAGATTTACACGTAGGCAAGATATGATATCTAATGCAATCGCAGTTGATTGTCAATATGCAAGTGATCTAAATAAAGCTATTGACAAGGAATGTGATACATATACGATAGAGCAGTTAGAGGATATTCTAGGCGTAACTATTCCGGAAAAAACTGATGAGAACCTTTTCCGATATCGGAAATACTTAAAAAATATCAGACATGTGAATTATAAGTATGAGTATTCCAAGCGCACGAAACAGGATAACGAGTATAACTATGATGTTCCAGATAATGATTTCGTTGTGTATACATTAAATATATATCCTATTGTCAATGACTTTCAGACTGAAATTCCTGCATCTGGCGATGAAGATCAGCCGAAAATAATTGCAGAATTTGTTAATTTTGAGACACAGCCAATAAATGTTCCGTACAAAATCTATAAATTATATAATCCTTCAGTTGTTGCTGATAGTTTAAGCGCGGCATATAAATCATGCAGAATTCTAAACATTGAACCATCTTTCCAGACAGGTGTTAGAGTTTTTGATTGGCGTTGCTGTGGATGTATTCATTTAACAAAATCAGTAAATGCATCTGAAGCGGCAAGTATCGTTGCGGCGGTTGTTACTGCACTGAAGGTTGCATTTGCACCGCAAAATCTTACAATAGGAAAAAAGATTTCATATATGGAAGTATTAGATGTTATAACAAATTGTGACAACAGAATCAGATATTTTGATGGTGGAATTGGTAAAAAGAGCATGATATATTTTACACCATCAAATGAAGACAAATACTTCAATACAGAAGCATACTTCAATCCAGAAAGTATTATGAGGTATGTTCAGACAGTTGATGAAATAACATCTGATGACGGAGATTACAAGAATATGATTTATGTCGATCCGTCATACATTCAGGGTGATTCAGTATGATAAATTCTAATAACTTTATTCCTGATGTTCTTGGCAAGAACCGTGATATTCAGACATTTACAAAGCTGATTGACATTCTTGCAAACACAATCAAAGCATATATAGACAACTTAGGTTCAGTGTATGACGCAAATACTTGTAATGAGGAATTTTTACCATTCCTAGCAAAGACATTGAATTATGAGTATAACAATAGCGACACAGTTACATCGAACAGAAAGATCATAGACATCTTTCCAATTCTTGAAAAGAACAGAGGTTCAGAGATCGGCATAAAGATGGCGACTGCATCAAGTCTAACCGCGCTTGACATATCTACAAATAACACGGAATTGGATTTCAATAATCTGTATACGTACTATAAGGCATTAACTGATATTGATATCGTTGTTGATTATGAGAACGGTATCATATCAGTTGAATACCCGAATACATATACTCTTGTCAGATACTTAATTGATTACGTCCGTCCAGTAGGAATGTATACAATTCTAAGATCAGTTGTTCCGAAAAATGTTAAAGCTGATGTTATGCTAATCTATGCAAATGCAATAAATGCCGTAAGACATTATAATCCGTCAGTAGATTCTGCCGTAGGTACAACTGTAATTAATTTTTCATCTCCGGTAGATGATGCGTGGGTAGATCAGTTCAGCGGAGAAATTGATTTGGGGGTGTAACAATTGATAAACGATAGTTTTAATTTTGCAGTGACTAATAATGTGTGCATCGTTGTTACAGATAAGAACAATATTGTTCAACGAAAAATGGAAATTCATAACAAAGCGACACGAAAGATGGTATCTGGACTACTTAGATTTTTAGTAGGACATTTTACAACGTCTTTTGAAAATGATAATCCGGATAATGTTGTGTATCCAGATTCAGCGAAAAACTATATACCATGCTATATCGCATTCGGTCACGGCGGCATTGAATCTATAGATATGGCAACTAGGACAATC